GTAATGTCCACGCCTTCAAGGTTGCCGTCAAGAACAAACTCGGTGTTATCTAAAACGCCTGCTTCGGCATCGTCAAGCACAAAGAAGTTAGTGATGAAACCTACTTCAGCGAGAACAGTGATCTGCTCGCCTGATGCGAGAGTGGTAGCCATTTATGCCACCGTCAAAGGCAAAGCACCGTTCGTTCGCTCATAACGCTTCAAAGCGTTTACGATCTGTGTGCCAATATCTTTACCGTCAGCACCCATACCAGCCGTAACTTGAATGTTGTAAGTGCTACCAAACGAACCCATACGGTCAAGAGGAATGATCGCCTCTGCGCCTGCTTCACCGACAAGACCGAGCATCGCTTTAGTAACGATGCCACCGTCAGCGAATGTTCCCATACCGCCACCTATAAGTTCTTCAAGTGTTGGAACACGAATGTTTTTCAGATCTTCAAAAGTTATTTCACCGAAACCGAAATCAAAACCTGTGCCACCAGTCGCCCCACCACCACTATCGCCTGTAGCGAAATCAGGCACAACAACAACACCAGCATTAGCAGCAGCGTCAGCCTGCGCTTTCGCTTTCTTAGACAACAACAAACCTGACTCGTAGCGTTCTTTCTCAGCCTCAGTCAATTTCGCTACAGCGTCAGCCTGCTTCTCATAGGCTTCGGTTCGTGCATCAATAGCGTCACGCTGGGCTTTCTCAGCATCAAGCAAATCAGCCAACGCATCTTTATACGCATCACTACCTTCTTTTGCACCATTAACAACCTCATCAAGTTTCTCTTGAGCAGCAGTAAGGGCATCAACAGAATCCTTTTGCTCATCGGTAGCGTCAGCGACAGACAGTTTCGCTTGAGCCAACCTGATCTCGGCTTCACGAATCCTCTGCGGCGTTGAAGCAGGGTCTTGACGAACTTTCGCTAATTCTTCTTCAGCGTCTTTAATCGCAAAAATTGCTTCTTCTAGCGCATACTTGGCTCGCTCAGCAGAACGCTCAGCCTTTGTGCGTTCCTGTTCGGCGTTCTTCGCCTCTTTGGATTCTCTGCCAAACCCTTTAGTAACTAAATTGAAACGCTTTTGTGCTTCAGCGAGAGCCTTAGTCTTTTCTAACAGGCTCTTGTTTGATTCATCTACGCTCTTGTTTGCGTCACGCAACGAACGCTGAGCCTGTGTAACGCCTTTGATTGCGTCAGTGTATTTCTCTAATGCTTTCTTTGCTTTCTCAATCGGTGATTCACCTGAACCTGAACCTGTTGGTGTAATGATTGTTGGTGTTGTAAACACTGGCGCAGTGCCCATTCTTTCAGCGTTCTTCGCTTGCCGAATTAGATCAATCGTTTTAAAAACTTCTTTACTTGTTTTATTTGCTGCATTACTAATACGACCGAAAGAAACTTCGCCAAGTTCACCTAATTCATCAAATTCAATACCTAATTTGCCTAAAAGCGGTCTAAAAAAATTAAGTGCTTTAATAAATATATTAATTGCTTTAATCCAAAAATTGACCATATTTTCTATGTAGCCAATAACAAAATTAATTACAGAATGAACTACTTTGCGGAAACCCTCAAACTTGAGATAAGCAGCGACAACAGCAGTTCCTAGAACAATCAAGATAGCAACCACTCTGCCGATCGGATTGTTTAGCAACGCAGTATTAAACAAGTTCTGTGAGATAGTCGCAGCGATAGCAACCAAACGCAACGAAACAAACAAAGAAATCAGCCCTAACATCACATTGCCGAATGTCCCCATATTCGCAGTCAGATTCAAAAACTCACTACCTAAATACTTCAGACCTGCACCAATGCCATCTTCACTAACAATCTGTCCAAATTGCTGAAACACGCCAGCCAATGAACGGACATAAGGCGCAAGTTTTTCACCAATCATAATAGCGACATCATTCAAATTATTTTTCGCAAGTTTCAACTGTGCGGATAAACTGGTTAATTGTTTCGCTGCAACTTCCTCTGTTGTTCCAGAAGCAAGACGCAACTGTTCCTCGTATCCTTTGATTGCGTCACTTGTTCCGACCAACGCCAACATTGACGCTATTGATTTATCTGTAAAACCAAGTTGCATCAAAGTTGCTTTTTTGGTGGCATCAGATTGACCAGCCAAAGCACCTTCAACATCTGCAATAATGTCACCCATATTTCGCAATTCGCCAGAAGAATCAAACACCGCAATCCCTGCAGCCTTAAATGCTTCACTATTGTTTAACGCTTTTGTTTGCAGATCACGCAAAACAATGCTGAACTGTGTGCCAGCCTCCTCACTCTTAATACCTTGATCAGCGAACGCAGCAAGAACAGCAACACCTTCTTCAATGTCCATACCGACAGCCTTCATTGCTGCACCAGCCTTATTGGTTAGCGCAGTTGAAAACTGTTCAACAGAAGCGTTTGCAAGTGTGTTTGCTTTTACAAGAACATCACTGACCTTCACCATATTTTGCATATTGGCAACAGCGTCAGTGCGTATTGTTAATCCCAATGCGGATTGTGCATCAGTAAGCAAGTCAGTCGCAAGTGCCATATCAAACATTCCTGCTTGAGCGAACTTGGCAACTTTAGGCAAAGCCATAATTGATGATTTAGCGTCTAAACCTGCTGACGCTAGAAAGTAGAAAGATTTTGCTGCTTCGGTAGCACTAAAGGTTGTTGTCCGTGCCATCTGTCTAGCAGCAGCAGACATTTCGTTTTTCATCTGATCAGAGATGTTGCCCATAATCGCTGTTGATTGCGTCATTGCGTCATCAAAATCAGCGAAAGACTTAACTGTTAAACCACCGAAAATGGCTGCACCAGCACCAAGCCTCGCCAACGAAGCGACCATATTTTTTGCTGCACTATCAATGGTGCGTAAAGCAAAAGTTGCTTTAGTTCCAGTGCTTGCACCAACAGCCTGAAGTTTTTGGAAATCTTTAATTGCCCGTGAGATACCTTTGCTGTCAAAGGTGCTGACAATGTTTACGCCTAATGCTCTTGCCATAACCTATGCCACATTTCTTAAGATATTGTCTTGCACAATTTCATTCGTTTTGCTGATTGCGTTGTCAATGATTTCCTGAACCAAATCCATATTCGCTTTCATTGTTCCATACATCACACGAGAACGAAGTTTGCCTTGTGATGATTTTGTTGAATACGGTCGGTCAAGGTTAGTCGTGAATTGGTTAGAAGTTTTGCGACCTGCGCCATCATAGACAGCACCGCCACCATCTTTTTGTTCAAGCCGATAAATCCCTGTTGGGCGACCCACCTGAGGTTTGACGGTAGTGATTGCTGGTTTAACACCTGCACGAACTCTCGCACCATTGTAAGGAGGGAAACCGTTTTTGCTTCTGCCTTCTGTGCGCCAATTACTGACACGGCGAAATGGCTGCATCGGGAAAGCATTAGCCACTTTGCTCGTCAATGGCTGTCCTTTATCTTTCAAATCTTTGATGATGACCTCATACATCTCACGATCATATTTACGCAACTCCGCTATCGCTTCTCTGATGCCGTGAGTCTCAAACTTGATAGTCATAGGCGCATATCATACAACTATCTACGCTTACGATTCGCCTGCTTAACAAGCCATCGTTGATATGCCAACATTGTTTCAAGCATTTCTTCGCTCTCATTTAGAAGCAAAGATGGCGCAATATGGTATTCGTGTGCTAGGTGAGCGATCAGCCAATGTGCTGAATCTTCACCGAACTTTATTCTTTTGGGGAATCACCATCGTCTGCTGGTGTAACTTGTGCGACTGTCGCAATCCAATCAGGGTCAAACTTCAGTTTTGTTTTGCCTCTGTGCGTGAGAGCAGACCAAGCAAGCCAAGCAAGATCGGTTAAGCGCATCTCTGTTTCAAGACGCACAACGCTTCTTTGCCAAGTGCGTTCAAAGCCAACGAAGTCAGCGAACACTGCTTCTACAGGTTCAACTGTGCCGTCTAGGTATTCAACTTTTAACGCAATTTTCATTGTGATCTCCTTCTAATTGTTGTTTATTACGATGTTGCCTTTGTTAAAACTCCACCAGTGAACGAAAGACTTGTCATTGCTAATTCGCCAACAGTACCAGCCACAGGTGTGTGTGCTGCGAGGAATGTGTCCGTCAAAGTGTATGAAGGGTTCGTAGCCGACACAGCATCTGAAGTTGGTTTAATCACAACAGTTGTTTGAGTTCCAACAAGAGGGAAGATGGTTGCTTCAACATTTGCTGCTGCAAAATCTTGCATCAAATCAATGTCAAGCGAGTTGTTCTGCAAACCACCTGTGAACTTATGCCCAGTCATTCCGAACGCTGTTACCTCAACGCTGTCCTTTTCATAATTGAGCGTAACTGTATTGGAATGATCACCCAGCGCAACGCTGTTGATTGTGATTGAAGCATCTGTCAAAACTAAAACTGCCATAATTATTTATCGCTTTCTTTCGTGTCCTGTTTAGGAACTTTAACATTAACTTCTGCCAAATGTCCACCATCAACAAGAGCATCAATGTTGAAACCTTGAAGATCATCTGCGCTAAGGGTCGCACCTTGTTTGCCAAGAGTGCAATTTTCGCTCATCACTTTATAGTTTGCCATTATCTGTCCTATCCGTGAACTGTTACTTGGAATTGTATTTGTAAAAACTCTGCGTCAGCAGAACTTAAACTTGTTATGTTCGCACCTGATGGTAGCACCAAAGTTTTACAAACGCCACCGAGCGTCTTGTCGCCTTCAATCGCTGCACGAATACTTGTAGCACCCGAATAAGAAAGGTAGCCGTCAAGGATTGTGAAAGCGTTGCGATCAACATATCTGCCGACCACCACATTGATAGTCCAGTCCATTACGACATCGCCACCAGAAAAAGCCCTGTGATATTCAACCCGATTCAAAGTAGGGAACGCCAAAGGCGGATTAAGTTGCTCAGGCTGATAAGCCGTGCTACGAAGCCCTGAGATCGTTGCTAGGCGTATAGCAAGCCCTGAAGCGACTTGAGAAACAGTTGCAGGCATTAGGCGATACCAAAACGGCGATATTGTGAAAGTAAATCACGCACATCAGGATCAACTGCCCGAACGGTGATCGCCATATCTGCGAAACCGACAACACCGAGCGCAGCATTAAGCCGAGCGAACTGGCGCATAGAAAGCAAGATACAGGCTTGGTTTACATCGTCAGGGATATTTTCCCAACCCCATTGTGCTGTAACTTGCACAGTTTCAAAAGATGGCAAAGTAAATAAAGGGAAGGTTGCGCCCCCAACCATACGGGCAGATTCATATGGGCGTGTGTAGATCGGCACATTTCTAGGCTGAAGCACATAATCTACGCCTTGCGTCAAAGTCGTGGCGTAAGTTCCGTCACCTGCCGAATCAATCTTGATTGTTACGCTTGTGTTCGCTACATCTCTGCCGAAGTCTAAAAGATATTCGTCGTATGGATACATCGGCACAGCAGTCTGTGAAGTCTTGTAAAAGAATCTGCCACAGTAACCATCAATGCGCCGAGAAGCCGACTCAATCGCACTCTCTAAAAGCGTGTCATCAGTTGAATCGGTTATTCGCAGCGCAGATTTTAATTCCGCCAAAGTGCAATAACCATTTGTGATCGCCATTGGCTATGCCTTCTTTTTCTTACCACGCTTCAAAACAGTTTTCTCAACTTCAGGCTCAACGCTTGCTGTCTCAATCTGTGGTTCTTCGCTCATATGTTTGTGATCAAAACCTAGTTCACGCAAAGCAGCATCAACAGATTCAACACGCTTTGGCAGATTACGCCTCACATAGCCTGCTCGTTCTTGAAGCAAAGCATTGATTTGTTTGTTCATAAATACTCCATAAATGCTAAAGGTTGCTGACACCCCGAAGGATATCAGCAACCTTTAAGCGATGTCTGACCTAGATCAGAATGTTGGCGTGACCAATCCAGTTCCGTTGATCTGTGACCAAGCACTTGGATAACGATTTGCTGTGAATGCTGCATAGCCATACACAATCATCGTGATTTCAAGTTCTGAACTCTTTGGTTGCTCAAAGCGCAACATCATTGGTTCACCAGCACCTTGTTCCCACAAGTGCAACTCTTGCGAGTTACCAATGTAGATGGTGTCTTGGTTAGTTCCTGCGCCTTTATCAGTTGCAATCGTTGCGTCAGTGAATACTGGCAACCCTGCGATTGAATAACCGCTATTGCCGTATACAGGTGCGCCATTACCACCAGCGAATGCGTTTTGTGGTCCTTGCGCTGCTGGAACTGCAAGTGGGCGGTTGCTTGAATCAACTGCTGCCAAAATGAATGCCAGTCGGCGTGGGTGCATAATGATCACATTCGGTCCAGCGAAGAATGAAGTCTGAACTTTCTGCACTGAGTCCAATAGTTTTGGATAGAGTTCCGCAACTGTTGGCGAAGCGTCAGTGTAAGTGACTGCGTTACCTGCCGAAGCAAACAACTCAGCGACAACTGCCGTGTTCAATGTTGTGTGATAAGCCGAAACAAGGTCAGCCATTACAAGGCTGTCAATGTTTGTTCCACGCTCAATCGCTTGACGAGAAACATCTTGCATACCAGCAAAAGTTTTGACCGAAATATCCAACTTGGTGTCGTCCATATCGGTTTCTTGAACTGCTGCACCTTCAGTCTGTTCTGCGACTGCTGTGCCAGTTGTTACCTTGCTGATGCTAATTGTCAAACCTGCATCTGGAAGTTGATGCTTGCGAGCAAGATCAGCAGTTACACGACCTGCACGAGCGAACGGTGCTGCGAGTTCAGTCAAGAACTGTGGCACAACCAAACCAGCGAAGTTTGCGCTGGTTACATCACGGCGTTCAATCTTTTCCTCGTTCATATGACGAGCAAGACGCTCTTTTGCTGCAAAATCGTTGTTGAATTGTGCTGCATAAGCGTCACGAATAAACGATGATTCTGCTTGTGGCGAGTAGGTGCGAGCCTCAGACTTTACGACTGAGCCACCAACTGCAACATCAAACTTCTTTTCTTTGCGAAGTTCTGCTGCTTCTGCTGAACGCTTTTCAAGTTCAATGTGCTTTTCAATTTGTTCATCAAGTGAACGAACATCAGCGAGTGATGCTGTGATATCTGCATCTTCTTCAACTGTGAGTTCTCGTGCGTCTGCTTGTGCTGCCGAAACGATTGCTTCAGCCTTTGCAAGTGCAGCGTCACGCTTTTCAATAAGTGTTTTGCTGAATGACATTATGACCTCCAATGGTCAATCGGTTTATGTTTTGTCCGAGTGATAAGACCAGTGACCGAATTGGTCGGCTGTTTAACGGCTGCGTAACTTCTCTACTGCGATCTGCGATTTTCGCAAACGCATTAAAGAAGTCGGTGCGATAGTAACAGGTGTATTTGCGTTACGCAACTCGGCAACTGTTTCCTCATACGCTGGAAAGGTAACTACGCTGACATCAAATAATTGAACCTCACGAAGTTCACGAACCGAACGATCATCTGACCAGTTATCTTTGATAGTTCTGAAAGCGAAACTCATTTGTGAGAGATCGCCTCGCTTCATAGCCGAGATAATACGGGCAGCGTCAGGATTGCTTGGGTCAAGTTCTGCTTCTACACGCAAACCCCGATCATCTTCTTCAAGAGCAAGTGTGCCTGACTTTGACCTTGCTAGTGGCACTCCTTCGTGGTCAATCAGCAAGCGAACATCTGCGCCATCATTCAAAGTTTTACTGAAAGCACCACGCTTAACATATTCTACGAACGGCATCGGTTCTGAAGGCGAATCAAAAACTGCTGCGTAACCGATCAATGTGTTGCCATCACCTTCGGCACGAACCTCAAGATTGCTATACGCAATAGTTCGTTTCTCGTCAATAGGTTTAGCAACCCAATTAAAAGTTTCGCTCATAGTTACCTCACATTACTTTGTTTCATCTAAGTTTGCCACAACTCGTTCGGCGTATGCTTGCGCTCGCCTCGCACTCGCTTTACTTGAACCGCCACCCCACAACAACATCGCTACAAGTCCAGCAGTTATTTCATCGCCTTGAACTGCGTCAAGATCAACAATGTGGCGAGCAATCCACGGCGATATTTTGCGCCATTTGTTTTCGCTCAACGGTTCACCGTTAGCCATACGGCGAGCATCAGCGACAGTTGCAGGCACAAGACCATCGCCCGACTTACCTTCCTCGTGTAAAGCCAGACCACGCCTAGCAGATGCCCTCATAAAAGCAGGCGCAACCATATTCACAGCCCTATATTCATCAACTTCCACTTCGCCTTCATCTTCTGGTTCTTCTTCTTCTTCGCCTTCTTCGGATTCGTAAGCCATCTTTGCTTGGATTAACAAATTGATTGCCTGATCTATAGCAACAATCATTTCGCCGTTTCGTTTACTTTGTTCATCTGCTGTAGCGATATTCAATGCCGTCATCTGATCTACCGCTTCTTGATGTGTTGCGTGACAACCACCATCAACAGGAATAGTTGAACCGACTTTTACTACTGCGTGTCCATCGCAATTTTCTGCGTTCATAATTACTTCATACGGCATAACTAATCCGCATCTGGCAACAGAACACGAACATCATCTGTTTTCCCTGTATCGCAAATAGCCCACAATGATTCGCCAAGAGGAACATCTATATGGATTGGCGCAGTGTGCTTGGCGAGTTGTAAACCTGTAGCAAAAGTGACGCTGCTATTTCCTACTGCGATTGACTCGTTGCCAACAATGTTAATATAGGCGATACGATTGATGTTATCTGCTGCGATAAGTTGCCCTGCTGTTGCTGTAACTGTTACTTGATATGAGCGCATAATTGTTATTTCTCTGGTGGTATTGCATCGTTTCCAATGACAGGTGTTGATGAAGGTGCTACAAACTCGTTTCCACCATCATAAGGTTCACGATTTTCTATTTCTCGTGCCTCATTCGGTGTCAAAGTGCCTGAAAGGATCTGAACTTGTTGTGCTTTAACACGGGTCATCAGATCGGCTCGCAAGAACTCTGAAGCATTGAAACGAACTTGCTGATTGATCGGTAACATTTCGCTGAACGCTGTTTCAAGACGGCGAACCCAACCAAGAAGCGTATATTGGTAGAAAGCCGAACCGACTGCTTCAAGATTCTGATAAGTCTGGCTGTCTCCGCCCGTTCCGATGATTAAATGAAGCGGAATGCGATAAACACGGGCAATATCACGAATGATTGACTCTTTGTGTTCAAGCATTTGCATATCTGCTGCGCTTGTAGTGATTGGTCGCCACTTTAATCCGCCTTGAAGCACGGCAGGTTTGCGATGTTTGTAGTGTGATTCTTCCCACGAATCACGAATTTGTCGTGCCTGATCTGGGGTTAATGCGCCATCTGTTTCAAGAACTGATGACGGTGTTGCGCCTTCACCATAGAATTGTGCGAGGAATCTATCCATCGCTATACCCATACCGACAGTATTTCGCATTGTTTCAATCGGTGAAACACCTCGCAACTGATTTGGCAAGATCAACCAGTGAATTGAGCGAATATCTTTGCTTGAGTATTCTTGTTTGCCCATTTCATAAATCATTTCGCCTGTATCGCTTAACGCAATTCTGCTGATCGCTTTCGGGTGAATGTTTCGCATCTCTAAAGGCAAACCGTTTGCACCTTGTGGCGCATAAATGTAAGCGTTCCCGTGCAAGGCAAGAGTCGCCATAGTTTGATGCACAAACTCAAACATATTTTGTCTATCGTTCGGGCGTTGCAAAACTGAAGGCGTAGGAAGTTTCTCAATACGACCAGCACGAGTCCGAGTAAGTTCAAGAGGCATCGCAGCAATAGAATCAGCAAGAATAGTCACAGCAGAAATAACTGCGCTATGCGCTAACGCTGTCAGTTCGGTAACAATTTCACCCGTATAGTTCGGGTAATATGGTCGTGCTGTGATCTGATACGGGTCAATAGAAGTCGGCAACGCTCGCTGTTCAGACTTGCGAAACAAACTCATACTGCTAGACCTCCAGCAACAATCAAAAGAACTCCAGCAACAATAACACTAATCGGCATACTAAACGCCGAAACACCTAACACAATTAAAACGCCACCAACAATTTCCATCGCTGTAGTTATATTCTGCTTGTTAATCATTTCCAAATATCCAATACTGACGGTTCAATTACTGCTGTTGCTCTAGTTGTCGCACGATCTAATGCCATAACCATAGCAATACAAGCGTCAATCTTACGGCGAGATTTGCCTTTGCTTAAACGCCAACCTGTATCGGTCATTCTTTGCGCTGCCGATAACACTTGATCTGTGAAAGTAGGCGAACCATCGTGCGCTACTTTCTTGTTCACGATCATTTCGTAGGCGTTACCGCAGGCTGGAATCATTCGTGCTGCTGACTGCCCAAACTCAACCATAGGTAGCCCGTCATCGCTTAATGCTTCTGCACTTCTCTGAAAGTAGGCAGGGTCAAAAGCGAACTCTTGCACCCTGTAGGTAGCGTGAACTTCACGCAAATAGACCTCAACCTCAGATACATCTACGCCTTCAAGCGAAGGTTGCCAAATCTTTGAGCGAACAACAGTGCGATCATCTTGAGGCTGAGCGATAACGACACCGATGCTGTCGTGCTTCAGAGCCATATCAATCCCCACCCATACAGGCAACTCGGAATCTAACTGACGATCTGAGACGCATTGTTCCCACGCACCAACAGGCAGCCAAGACTCTTGCGAACGCACCCACTGATTCAAACGCCATCTTCGCATACCCATTTCACTCGTCTGTTTGACAGCAACAGCCAGATCTTCTGGGTCTAATAAGCCTTCAGCGAGGTTCGGATTAGAGATACGCCACGCTTTTCGGTCATCTATTTCACAATTTTCGGGTGCTTCCCACCACCAGAAACCAAAAGAATCGTCATCTACTTCGCCCGAAGCGACCTGTTTTCCATACTGATAGAGCCTGCCTGCGAGCGAATCTAGGTCATATCCAGCCGTTGTGATGCTGATTGTTAGTGGTTCTATTCGTGCGCCTGAACCTAAAGTCATTTGGTCATAGAGATCGTGGCTTGATTGTCCCCAAAGTTCGTCAAACAATACAAGAGAAGGATTCAAACCTGCTTGCCCTTTGAAGTCTGATGACAGCACACGGAACACAGAACCGAAACGAGGCATCTCAATAGCATCACGATAGATCTTTGACTCAGTATTAAGCATCGGGCTATTAACGATCTGCTGCTTGGCTTCGTTAAAGATAATTCGTGCCTGCTGTCTATCGTTCGCTACCGCATAAACTTCCGAGCCTGCTTCGCCTGCGATCATTCCGTAAACACCTACAGCCGACAACATCAAACTCTTTCCCTGCTTACGAGGCAATCCGATAAGCGCACGGCGATAACGAAGCCTGCCCGTTATATCATCACGCTCATAGAGAGAACGCAACAACCACTTCTGCCAATTAGTGAACTGCAAAGGCTGACCTGCCCGAAAACCTTTCAACACATT